CGACAAATCCTGCCAACCAGATAGCTTGGAGGCAGGTAGCAGAACAGAAGTATCAAAGGTTAATGGATGACCTTCAGGTTGAAGAGCGTAAGCAGAAAGTGGAGCAACTAAATACCACACTGTATGTAGCTAAAAATAATAAGATACAACTTCAATCGGGGAAAGCCCCGACAAACATTAATTTTTTGGTGTAAAAATGAGCAAAAAAGTTAATAAAAGTTTTAACAAGAGACAAGAAGCTGCGTTGAAAAAACACGCACCCCACCACACTAAAAAGCATATGACTGAAATGAAAAAGTTAATGCGAGCAGGTAAGACTTTTACAGAGTCCCACAAAGTCGCGATGAAAAAGGTTGGTAAATAATATGGGCTTGAAACTTAGTGCAGGGCTAGGACTGGCTTTAGTTATTTTGGCAGGGTCTTTTAAAATGTATTACGACAAGACTGAAGCCGAGATTGAAGCGTTTCATTTGCAGTTGGAGCAATCGATCCAAAACCAAAAGACCCTGGAAAGCACTATCGAACAGCAAAATGAGAACTTAAAGCAGGCTGTTGAGAATCAAGAGATGATGATTAGCCAGGTTGAGAGGCTAACAAAAGAAAACATGGTGGCACAGAACGAGGTCACTGATATCAGAAAAAAGTTCTCACGGCATTCCATGGATGTATTGTCTATCAGGAAGCCAAAATTAATAGAGAATATTATCAATCGCGGTACGAAGTCAGTACTCAATGATCTTAAAGACATAACCGATGAAACACAGTTTGATGAAAATACTGATATTCCTGGCGCTTCTGCTAGTTAGCGGTTGTTCTATGCTTGGATCAAAGCGGGATATTCCTGAAGTTAAACCTGTGGAAGTGGTAACAATAGTAAAGAAGGCACCAACCTATCACCCTCCATTACCCAATCGAATAGATCCCGTCCCAGTAGAATGGACAGTATTAAACCCAGAACTAATGCAAGAATACCTGGATGATTTAAATGAAGGAAATGCGCCGACCAACGCCTGGTATGCTCTTACCACCAAAGGGTATGAGAATCTTTCTACTAATATGGCAGAAGTAAAAAGGTATTTAAGACAAGCACTTAGTATCTTAAAATACTATAGAGAATTGGATAAAGAGGAGCCTGAAGCTAATGAGTGAGCAGTTAAGAGAAATGCTAAGAAGGCATGAAGGTGTACGAAACTTCGTTTATATGTGTAGCGAAGGTTATGAAACAATAGGTGTAGGCAGAAATATCGCTGACTCTGGGTTAGGTCTTTCTGATGATGAAGTTGATTACCTTCTGGACAATGATATTAAGCGTGTGAAAGAAGAGCTTAATGACGAGTATTATTGGTTTGCCGCGCTTAATGAAGCAAGACAACACGCCATGATAGACATATCATTTAACCTTGGTCAGACCAGATTAAGAGGATTTAAGAAGGCTCTTGATGCAATGTCTTTTGAGGATTTTGATAGAGCCGCTGATGAATTTATGGATAGTAAATGGGCTGAACAAGTTAAAAGTCGAGCGCCAGAAGTTACTGAAATGATTAGGACGGGAGAGTATTCGTAATGCCTCTTCAGAAGTTTTTATTTAATCCAGGGATCAACAAAGAGGGAACCGACTATACTGCTGAAGGCGGTTGGTTTGATGGAAACCTAGTCCGTTTCCGCAAAGGATTTCCTGAAAAGATTGGTGGTTGGTCTAAGGTTATTCAGACTTCTTACAATGGCACTGGCAGAAAACTATTAGGATGGGTTGATTTAGCTGGAACAAAACTTCTTGGTCTTGGAACCCGGACCAAACTTTATATTCAGGAAGGTACAAACTATAACGATATTACTCCTATAAGAAGTACGACTAGCGCAGGTGATGTGACGTTTGCAGCGACTAATGGGTCAAGCACCCTTACTGTAACTGATACCGCTCATGGCGCATCACAAGGAGATTTCGTTACTTTCAGTGGAGCCGCTTCGTTAGGAGGAAATGTTACAGCGACCGTGTTGAACCAGGAGTATGAGGTAGCAACCATCCCCTCTACTAGCACATACACTATTACAGCAAAAGATACTAGCGGTGATGAAGTTACTGCAAATGCTAGCGATAGCGGAAATGGGGGCGGCTCTACGGTAGGCGCTTACCAAATTAATATTGGGCTTGATGTATTTGTAGACGGCACAGGGTTTGGAGCGGGAACCTGGGGCGGTGGAACCTGGGGTTCTACAAGTTCTTTAAGTAACTTAAACCAGTTGCGCCTTTGGTCTATGGATAGCTTTGGCGAAGACTTGCTTGCCAATGTGCGGGCAGGTGGTATTTATTACTGGGATACAAGCGCAAAAACCCTTGGAACTGATAGAGCTGTTGCATTAACTGATTTAAGCGGTGCTAATCTTGCGCCTACAAAAGGATTACAAGTACTAGTTTCAGATGTAGACCGACATGTTGTTGTCTTGGGCGCAGACCCTATTAGCGGTAGTTCTCGTTCAGGCTCAATCGATCCAATGTTAATTGCATTTTCAGATCAAGAAAATGTTGCTGAGTGGGAACCTAGATCTACTAATACGGCTGGCTCATTAAGATGTTCATCGGGTTCTGAAATCATTGGAGGGCTTCGAGCTAGGCAAGAGACTTTAATATGGACTGATGTTGCTCTTTACAGTATGCAGTTTATTGGAACGCCATTAACTTTTGGCCTTAATCTAATTAACGAGGGCGTTAGTCTTATTGGCCCTAATGCGTGTATTAATACACCATCTGGGGTCTTCTGGATGGATAAGAAAGGTTTCTATACATACACAGGATCAGTTGCTCCCGTTCAATGCAGCGTCCATTCCTATGTGTTTGATGACTTAAATGAAGGACAGGCTTATCAGTTCTTTGCATTTTTAAATAAACAGTTCAACGAGGTAGGTTGGTTCTATTCTTCTGCTGATTCTACCGCTATAGATCGATATGTTGCGTACAACTATGTAGACCAAACATGGAACATCGGGCAGCTTTCACGCACAGCATGGCT